GATGAAGAAGGTGTGCCGACTTTTGCAAAGCCGGTTCGCATTCCCGGTGCAGTGTCGCTGTCTATCGATGCAGAAGGTGAAGCATCCAATTTTTACGCTGACGATGGGGTGTACTATGTGATCAACAATAACTCTGGTTACACTGGAGATCTTGAAATCGCATTGGTTCCGCTTGAATTTGCGACAGACATTCTCGGTGAGAAACTGGATGAAAAGGGCGTTCTCACGGAAACCAATACTGCAGAAGTATCGCAGTTTGCCTTGCTGTTTGAATTCAGCGGCGATAAGAATAAAATTCGTCACTGTCTGTTCTGCTGTTCTGCCTCTCGTCCGGCAACAGAATCCAGCACCATCGAGGACGAAAAGGAAGTTAAAACGGAAACGCTGTCTTTGACCGCAACGGCATTGAACAGTGGTTTGGTAAAAACTAAAACTTGTGAGAAAACGGATGCCGAGGTTTATGAGAACTGGTACAAGGCGGTATATATGCCCAATCTGGCTGCCGCTGTACAGAGTGGTAAAGCATCCGCAGCATCTGTAAAAGCGTAAGGAGGGTGCAGCATGGCAATTCAGAAGAACATCACCATTGATGGGATTGATGTGCCGTTCAAGGCGAGTGCGGCAGTTCCCAGACTGTATCGTCTGAAATTTCGCAGAGATATTTATCAGGACTTTGCAGCACTGCAAAAGTCTGTGGGGGAAAATACAGAGGAATCCTCTGCACTGGACATTGAAAGCCTTGAAGTATTTGAGAATATCGCCTACATCATGGCGAAACACGCTGATCCAGTCGTTCCGGCTTCTCCGGATGAATGGCTGGAACAGTTCAACACGTTCAGCATTTACGAAATCCTGCCACAGCTGATTGACCTCTGGGGCTTGAATGTAGAAACGCAGGTCAAGTCTAAAAAAAACATCGCCCGATTGACCGACCGATGACTACACCGCTTTTTTTGCTGCGGTGTGTCCAGCTGGGCTTGTCTATGAGCGATTTGGATTTTTTGACCATTGGTCTGGTGAATGATATGTTCACCGAACGGGAGAATGACGAATACAAATATCATATGTTAGCGGATCAGAGTGACTTCGATAAATTTTGATAAGGGGGTGAGATTGTATGGCTAATAGAATCAAGGGCATCACCGTAGAAATCGGCGGCGATACCACCAAGCTGTCCAAGGCACTGGAAGGTGTCAACAAAGACATCAAAGGCACGCAGACACAGCTGAAAGATGTCCAGAAGCTGCTGAAACTCGATCCTTCCAACACGGAACTGCTCTCGCAGAAGCACAAGCTCCTCGCCGATGCGGTGACAGCTACCAAAGAAAAGCTGGAAGTACTAAAAACTGCCGCAGAACAGGCAAACACCGCTCTTGCAAACGGCGAAATTTCCCAGCAGCAGTATGATGCACTACAGCGTGAAATCATCGAAACCGAAAACGAACTGAAACGCCTGACCACAGAAGCAAACAATTCTCACACTGCCTTGGAAAAGATGGGCGTTCTGGGAGAAACACTGCAGTCGGCCGGGGACAAAATTTCCGGTGTGGGACAAAAGCTGCTGCCCGTCACTGCCGGTGTCACGGCTCTGGGAACCATTGCCGTGAAAACTGGTGCGGATTTCGATTCCGCCATGTCAAAGGTGGCAGCGGTGTCCGGTGCGACCGGTTCAGAGATGGATGCTCTCCGGGAAAAGGCCCGTGAAATGGGCAGCAAAACAAAATTTTCAGCGAGTGAAGCTGCCGAAGCCATGAACTATATGGCGATGGCGGGATGGAAGACCAACGATATGCTCAGCGGTATCGAAGGCATTATGAATCTTGCCGCCGCTTCCGGTGAGGACTTGGCATCTACTTCGGACATTGTCACGGATGCTTTGACCGCTTTCGGTTTGTCTGCTTCGGACAGCGGACACTTTGCGGATATTCTGGCGGCTGCCTCAAGCAATGCCAATACCAACGTCAGCATGATGGGCGAAACTTTCAAATATGCCGCTCCGGTGCTGGGTTCCTTGGGATACTCTGCTGAAGACTCTGCCATCGCCATCGGACTGATGGCAAACGCCGGTATCAAATCCTCACAGGCTGGTACAGCACTGCGTGCAGCCATTACCAATCTGGCAAAGCCGACAGACACAGTGGCATCTGCCATGGAACAGTACGGCATTTCTCTGACCGACAGTTCCGGCAAGATGTATTCTCTGCGGGAACTTATGGAACAACTCCGTCAGAAATTGGGCGGTCTTTCTGAGGCAGAACAGGCACAGGCTGCTGCATCGCTGTTTGGCAAAGAGGCCATGTCCGGCATGCTGGCGATTATCAACGGTTCACCGGCGGACTTTGAAAAGCTGTCCAATGCCATTGACACTTGCTCTGATACAGTAGACGGCTACAATGGTACGACCGAAAAAATGGCAGCGGTCATGCAGGATAACCTTGCCGGACAAGTGACCATTTTGAAATCCCAGCTGGAAGAGTTGGCGATCTCCTTTTCTGACATTCTGATGCCTACCATTCGCTCCATTGTTTCCCGCATTCAGGAACTGGTGGACAAGCTGAACCAGTTGGATCCGCAGACAAAAGAAACCATTGCGAAAATTGCACTGGTGGCTGCTGCTCTGGGTCCGATGCTGGTGGTGCTTGGAAAGACCATCTCCAGCGTGGGAACCGTCTTTTCCGCAGTGTCCAAACTGCCTGCCCTTTTCTCGGCTGTGCAAGGTGGCATCGGAGCCATTACCGGAGCGTTGGGCGTGTCATTAGGTCCGCTTCTTGCCATTATCGCAGCTGTTGCCGCTTTGGTGGCTGCCTTTGTGCATCTCTGGAAAACCAATGATGAATTCAAAAGCAA